GAAGCTGAGCCTCGGCGTCCTCGCCGTTCGCGCTGCATCCTACGAATAACTTGACTGTCATGCCTTCCTCCTTATAGTCCCCACCGAGCCAGTGCGTCCTCCACGCTCATCTTGGGGAAGCAGGTGAGCGCGGTCTTGTCGGAGCAGTTCACGACGTCGATGTCAAGTCTGCTAAGTTTCGGCGCCGCATTGGTCATGTGCTTCACCCAGAACGCCATCATCTCGTCGTACGGGTTATTAAGAACGTGAGCTCCTGAGTCTGGGTGACGACCGTGCCAGTGAGCCTTACCGTTGCCGTCTACTCGCATGTCGAACCCCAGCAGAGCGATCGCGGAGACGCCAACCTGAGCCAGCCAGTTCACCACCTGAAAACCGGAGTTGCCGCCACCTCCCACCGTGTTGTACTCCACCATCTGGAGCTCCTTGGTAGCGTCGTTGTTCGTCATCTTCGAGATGTTGATCTTCTTGATATCAGGATAAAGTTTCACTGCCTCGTCGGCGTAGGCCATCTTCAGTCCGTCGAAGTCCTTGGCTCCGTCCTTATACTTCCACCACTTGGCGTCGCACGAGTACAGAGCGTCTGCCCACGGACAGAGCTCGTAACTGTTGTTCACGGCGACCACGTGTATTCTTTCCTTTAACGCATCCACCTGCTCTCGTCGCAGACTTGGACCAGAACCAACGACCGCAACGCACTGAGACTGCCAGTTTGGCCACCAGTCTGGTCTCACGCCTTTAAGAGCCACAGTGCGTCCTCTAGCTTCATCTTCGGATACGCGCTCAAGGTTGACCTCTCCGACGCATTGATCACCTCCACCGACAACTTGCTGAGCGTCGCCGCAGCCCCGTCCAGCGCCCGACGCCACCTGACGAAGCTCTTCTCCTTAGGATTGGAGGAGCCGGGCCAAGTGTTCTTTCCGTACCAGTGCGGCGACTGCGAGGAGTTCATGTCGAACCCTACCAGAACGATGCCGCGAGCCCCCGCCTGAACGACGAGATTAACAAGCTGAAAGCCGGAGCATCCGCCACCTCCGACAACTCCCGGCTCGCCGACACAGAGAGCGTCGGTGTTTCTTATGACCTGTATCGGCCCGTCGAGACCCCATCTGCTGACGGCGTTGCGCGCGTTCGTTACTCTCAGCCCCCGGAACCACGGCAGCCCCCGCACGTGTCCCCACCAGTCTTCGTCCGCGGCATACACCGCGTCCGCCTCAGGATAGAGGTCAACACTGCCTCTGATCGCCGCGACGCGGCAGTTGCTTCGCGAACCAACTGCCTTTCTAATGTCTTCATCTTTTGCCGAAGGTCCTGACGCGACGAGAACGAGAACCTTATCACGCCAGTCCGGCCACCACTTGTGTCTTCGCCTACCCTCGTCATAGACGTCTATCATGCCATGCTGAGGTCAAACTTGTGACGACGAAGAAGATACTCGGCACCGTTCGGTATTCTGTTGGCGATCGTGCCGACCACGTTGTCCTCGCGGTTCTCGAACAAGTTTCCGATTATCAGAAGCATCGCGGCCTTGATGTTGTACGGGATGTTGGTCGTGAGATCCGGGGGTGAGTCCGTGCTCGGTGCGTACCCGGCCACGAACTTGACTCTCACCGAGTTGATGGCGTCGATGGTTGTCGGCCACGTCAGCGTTCCCGCTGGCACGACCCATCCCGGCTCGCTCTGATTGTCAACGAAGTAATCTGCCGGATCAATTATCTGCTCGATGCCGGCAGAGTTGTCATACGCGATTTGCGTTATGCTCTGAAGCGGAGGCAACGGTATCTTTATTTCTTCATCCGGAAATTCATCCAGAGTAAGAAGCCAAGTTTGAGTAACTAAAGCTCGTCCCAAAAACGATTCAGTAAATTCTCTCGCGGCACGAATGTACAATGAAATATTATTATCTTCATCGTCATCATCAACCCTGAGATGAAGTTTCACCTCCTCTAGAGTTAGAGGCTCAGCAGTTGGGTCTATAATCCTTTTAATTGCCATATTTCACCTTCTTCCTGCTCACGCAGCTTGTGGCGGTCGCTTGTATATTGCATCACTTGGCCGTTTGCTCGTCTCAACATTCGGTTGCCTGTCTGCTGCCGGACCAGAGCGACCGACACCTGCCGTCCGTGAGCGCAGTCCAACTATAAATCCGACACCGGCCGCAAGACCTACCCCAGGCGCATTTCCGTTTGCCGCTGCTGTCCATATAGCAACTCCGGAAGCTGTACCAATTCCTGATGCACTTCCGACGGCGTCAGTCGTAACAATTGAGATAACACCGGCAGCCCTACCTAGTCCGATAGATGTGCCGACCATTCCGGCTATCGTTATCGACACTGCGTTTGCAGCGCCAGCTCCTGAAGCTGAACCAACTGCTGACACTATGTTATTAGCTGCGCTGACGCCGACTGCAAAGCCTTGACCGGTGGCAGCTCCTATTGCTGCGTTCGTTGCACGACCTTGACCGGAAGCCGTACCTGTTCCACTTGCACTACCAATCGTGCCGAGAACTGTTGCCCCAGAAGCCGAAGCCGTACCTGTTCCTGAGGCATTCGCGGTCGATGCATTTGTCTGTGCACCAATTGCGCTGGCTGCGCCTGTTCCTGCAGCCGCTCCGCTGGCTGACCTAATCGTGTTACCTGTAGCGCTGGCTGTACCCGCTCCACTGGCGCTACCAATCGAGGAAACAACTCCTGTTCCTTGCGCATTGGCCGCACCAGTTCCTGTGGCAGACCCTGTGGCAGAAACAATTGCAAGACCAGTAGCGCTCGCAGCTCCTGTGCCTAATGCAGCGCCGGTCGCCGCAAAGAACGCACGTCCTGTCGCCGCTGCCGTTCCCTGACCAGAGGCCTGTCCGGTACTCGTTCCGGTGTCGGAGATGCCGATGGCTGCTCCGGTACCAGCGGCGCTACCAATGCTTGCAGCCGTCGCTCGTCCAGTGGCGCTTGCAGTACCCGTACCAGTGGCGCTTGCAGTTGCGGAGAAAGTAGAACGTCCAACACCGTTGGCCGTACCATTTCCTGTCGCAGCGCCTGTGGTTGAAAATGTCGCAGCGCCCGTCGCGCTCGCACTTCCCGTACCGGTCGCACTACCGATGCTTGAAACAATTCCCGTACCGGTCGCACTAGCTGTACCGACACCAGACGCAGAGCCGACCGAACCGCCTCCGGGAGTTTCACCGACAGCGCTTGCTGTTCCTGTACCTGCGGCGCTTCCGACACTTGAGAAAATTCCGGTGCCGGTCGCGTTAGCTGTGCCTGTACCTGCGGCGCTTGCAGTGCTTGAATTAATCCCTGTCCCGGTCGCACTGGCCGTTCCTGTACCGGATGCTGATCCAATTGCCGCTGATATTATCGAACCGACGCCTGATGCGGAACCGACGCCTGATGCGGAAGCAATTGTTGATCGTATTTCAGTGGCGGTAGCTGAAGCCGTTCCGGTTCCTGATGCTGAAGCGATACTCGCTGATGTCTGAGCACCTACAGCATTTGCTGTACCCGTTCCTGCTGCTGACGCTGTTGCCGCAGAAGTTTGTTGACCGGTTGCCGCTGCTGTACCCGTTCCTGCGGCAGAACCGACTGCTGCTAGGATCGTGGCCCCGACTGCTGCTGCTGTACCCGTTCCTGCGGCAGAACCACTTGCTGGCTTAAGACTTGTTCCTACAGAGCTCGCAGTACCCGTGCCTTGCGCCGATCCCGACGATGCGGCAGTGACTGCTGCCGTTGCAGACGCAGTACCATTTCCACTCGCGCTGCCAGTACTAGAGATAATAGCACGGCCAGTTGCGCTCGCAGCGCCAGTTCCTGCGGCCGACCCGACATTGCCGCCCGGCGTGTAGGTGATGACAATTAAACCGGGTGCACCAGTACCGAACGTATAGACAGTGCCGCCGCCCGTGTTGCGTTCGTAACCTATGCCGCCTGCACCACCGCCGTAGTTCGCACCATTGCCGCCTGCACGATTTTGTGCACTGGAAAGAGTATTGCCGCCGCCTGCGCCACCACCGCCGCCTGCGCCATGCGATCCATCATAAGCGGTGTCAGAACCACCGGCGGAACCAGAACGCCCACCCGCGACGATACCGCCACCGCCACCGCCACCGCCGACTGTGCCAGCGGTTGACGGTCCGCCACTTCCATCTGCGCCGTTGCCATGCCCGCTGCCGCTCGTTCCTTCGCCACCGTTACCGCCCGCCGATGACGACGATGCCACGCCAGCGGTTGACGATCCACCGTTTGATCCGCCGCCGCCCGAGCCCGGCGAATTGGCCGAGGTTGCGCCATCTTTTCCTGCGCCGGTTGATCCGGCAGCGCCACCGCCACCACCACCACCAACAGCTTTGCCGGATGATCCGCCCGCGCCGCCCGCAAAGCCGGTCGGACTCGATCCCGGTGGTGTACCGCCGGTTTCTTCGGTGACAACACCCGCCGCGCCGCCCGTATCCAGTGCGCCGTTAGCTCCGAACTGCGCGCCGAAAAAATTCGTTCCAGTCGTGCCGTCATTGCCGAAACGCGTCGTGACTGCGCTGGCATTGGTGCCGACGCGCCACGGATTATTTCCCGACAGTGTTAGGTTGACGCGTTTGCGATAGGCACCGCCACCACCGCCGCCCGTTCCATGGCCGCTGGTTCCAGTCGTCGGCGTTGTCGGTGATCCGCCTCCTCGACCAACAAGTTCAACGCTGTTATTGGAGTTGTTCCAATCTCCCGGTGTTGCCCAAGGCGTACTGTCACCGCTGGTGAGAAAGACTTGCGTCATTCTTTTTCACCAAAATAGAAATCAATTTTTTTAACTTTGTATCCGCCCCGTTGCATATCGTTGATCCATTGCCATGCTGCTGAATTGGGTTCTCCATGGCATTCGATTATCAGTGGATCGTTTGTGTGCGTGTCGTCGGTAAAAATCGCACCGCAACGATCAGGTCGTAATTCTGCTGGCATTACGTCATTACGTTTTTGCGATTTCAACCACATGCATTCGAAAGCGCGACAAACGCTAGGGCGCGTGTGATAAAGCTTACAACCAAACCCTTCACTGCAATGATCGCACCAAGTATTCGATGCCTTCTTGAATCGTTCGTCCTTGATGAAAAGATGAAAACAACAAGCTGTGCACTCGCCGCAATCGTTTACGGGAGCCAATGTTCGCGCGACGTGTTTCTGCACACGCTCTATCAGCGTCGGAATTTCATTCCACGACACGGGTTCTTGCACGAGCATTTCTGGCACAACAAAAAGCCGTTCACCTTTTTTAACATGATGCCGAAAGCGCCAGCGCTGCGTGACGACAACTCGCAATCCTCCGTTTTTTCCAACGATGCCTGCAACATTGCTGAGCGTCACGCTAAGCTACGTCCTTTAGTTCATTAGCATCAATCCAGAGAGAGTAGGCAGCTTCAATCACTGGAAGAGTTGGCTTCTCCCAGAAAATGCGCTGATGAGAGCCAGCCCAAGGAAACTGACTGCCAATTTCGACGCCCATCTTCAATCTCCAAAAGTGTGGTTTGTTGGCGTCATATTTTGAATCCATCTCCTCCGGCTGAACGAATGTAATGTAGGGAACGTTCTCCGTCAGTCCGGCCAACATCCATGGTCCATTACTGACGAAGAAATTAAGTTTAGCGTTTTGATAAAGCCACATGCGCGCGTCAAGATCGCGCGACGCCAACTCACAAGTTTCTAATCCGGTAAATGGTTCGCTCGCTTTAGATGTATCACGAACGACCACAACTTGCTCACCCCTCGCTTTAAGAAAGCGAGCAAACTCGTACCACGTTATCAAATCACTATTGCGATGCGGAAAGCTGTCGCACTCTCTCAGCGTAATAGTAATAACACCACGCGGCAGATCGTATTCTCCATTTGCCTTTAGCGGAGGAAGCTTCGCGCCGACACGATACAGTGCGGCCATCGTACGCGTGACGTGAACATCAGCTCCCATACGACGCAAGGCACGGTCGTCCTCCACGCCGCCAATCATTTTGATCAACGGACGATACACAGCATCAAGCCAAGGATTTGGTTGGGGGTGTCTACCTTGCCAGAAAGCTATCTTGAGAGGACCGGGAGCGTCCTCGTCAATACGATATAGCTCCTGCGTGAACAGCCATGTGAGGAAGTCGAAGCCATTCGGTACGCTGGCACAATGGTAACAAGCGAAGCTAGCATCCAGCTTCGGGTCTTCGTCATACGGACGCCAATTCTCGACGTGCGTCCGCAGTTTGTCGTGCAGGGACGAGATCAGCTCAAGCTGCTGGATCTCCTCGCCCGTCGACCAGTTGTAGTAGTTTCCGTTCGGTCCGGTCACGGAGAGACATAGACTGCTAAATCCCTCCGTCTTCGCCTTCTCGAGCGTGTCCTCGAGCATCTTCACGACGAGACTGGTCATCGCTCGCTCCTCAGTCTGTCGTGGACCACCTTCATTCTCGCCTTTATCAAGTCCGGGTCCTCGATGCCGTCCGCGTACATCTCGGCCACCACGTCGCAGAGCTTCTTCGAGACATAGTGGTGATACTCAGTCTTCTTGTTGCCGAAACCGGCGACGCAGATTCCGACCGCCGACACGATGCGCGGGTACATGCGCTCGGCCCTCGGCTTCAGACTGTCCGGTAGCTGCGACGGATTGACGGGGAAGCGCTCGCGCAGCCACGAGTGCGAGTAGGCGCGGAAACGAAACGGGAGTCGCTCCGTTGCCGTGCGCGTTATGTGGATGCAGATGAGTGTGTCCTCGTCTGTCTCGAGGAGAGGCATATTCGGAGCAACGTGCTTCCAGATCTTCCTGACTCCCTCCGTGTCGCAGTCGACGAGACAGCGGCGGAACTCCGCCGAGTGATCCGGCAGTTGAACAGTCTGCATTGGTCCTCCCTCTTTTGTTGTAGTCTAGTCGAGCGTGATATTGGTCGCCGTCGTCAGGCGCGGAGTCACGCCGTTGCCAGTGTTGATGCTGGGCGACACTGTTCCGCTCCAAAGGATCGCTTGCGCGCCAGTCGGAACCGCCGCAGTCGTCTTCGACGTAGCGAAGTGCGTGACGACACCTGTGCCGCCCGTACCTGCGGTGAAGTCGATGTTGGCTGCTGGCACGACGGTGCCGCTCGACTCGGTCCATCCCGCTGTGGTTCGGGCGACGTTGACGCGCCCGTATCCGGTGTACGCGACCTCTGAGGTCGTTGAGTCACCGGCGTCCGCCGGATCCGCAGTGTGCAACGAGACACCGACGCCGGTCTGCGGTGTAGTCGCGGCGTTGTCCGCGTAGTTCGCCCACGCAACAGCCTGAAACGTAAGTTTCAAGATTGCGGTCTCAGTCGTATTACCGATAGTCATGCCGTTGTCTCCTATGAGAAGTGTTTGACCGCGACGTCACGTCTTAGAGCCGTCGAAGCCTAGTTGTGTCAGGTCGCGTCCGTCGCGACCGTCCATACCCTTCTCGCCCTGCGGACCGGGATCACCTTTCTTGCCGTCTCTTCCACGTCTAACTGCCAGCGACCAATTCTCGTCGTCGGTAACTGGACGTACTCCCTTGCACGGAACGTTGCAGTGCCACTCCGATCCTCCGAGTGTCACTCGGTCGCCTCTCACGTACTCCGCGCTCTCGTCGTACATTCCTCTGTAGTCCTGACCAACCAGAATCAGTGAAAACTCTTTGGACTTTGATCCGTCTGGATTGGTGACGACGAGTCTTGCATTTCGTGTGTCGATCTGTTCGAACCGAATGTCCTCAAACCCGATGCCGTCGCGGCCGTCCTTGCCGTCTGCGCCGTCTTTCGGTCGAGGTAGCTCTGCGGCAGCGCTCTTAACCATCTCTCGAATCTGCTCAAGCGAGGGGCTAGTGCCGTCTCTGCCGACCACAAGGCCAACCTTGACAGATGTCCCGTCGCTGTGCATAAGATTAAGAACACCGTCGCGGTCGATAACACTACCAGTAACGTGAGGAGGCTTAGGCAGACCAGCAACACTCTTACTGACAGCGTCAGCGACCACAGGAATAAGCTGATCGATCGTAACAGACGTGCCGTCCTTGCCCGGAGCTCCATCTTCACCGTCCCTCACTGGATTAGCCTCGAAATATGAAAGTACTCTCTCGTTGACCTCTACGGCGACCTTGTCCCAGTCGACGACTGCGTCCTTGCCGTCTGCGCCGTCCCTGCCGTTCTGAGGAACAGGCAGTGCCTCGATCGCTCTCTGAATTTGGCCAGTGCAGTTTTCTGCACATTCATCAAAGTCTGCCAATAAACCTAGTTCCTTCTGACCATCTATCTCTTTCTTAATAGTCTCGGCGATCATAGTCTGAACAACTGACAGATCAGCAGGTGCACCGTCCTTGCCGTCAGCACCGTGCTTGACTGGATACGCCATGAAGTACTGACCGATGAGTCCGTTCAGCACCTCGGTCACTTTATCGTAGTCGATTGCTGCACTCTTGCCGTCTGCACCGTCCTTGCCGTCGCGGGGCGGGGGTAGCTGCCTGACCTTGGTCTCGACTTGCTCGTCGATGAGGGACTTGACGAAGGTGTAGTCTACGTCCTTCCCGGGCTCGCCGTCCCTGCCGTCCTTGCCGTTCTCCGGCTTGGGCAGGCTCTCGAGACGATCCTGAAGTTGCTTCATCACGTCGCTGATGCGCAGCAGTGCCTCGCCAGTAGCGGAGCGCTCGTGCTCGATGAGCTCCGCGACCTGACGCATGTCGATCTCTTTCGGAGCAGGCAGACTCTTGACAACTGCGTCGTGCGCCGCCTCCACCACGTCTGCCTCGTCGATGACGGGGCGCAGCAGTATCTGCGCCTCCAGCTCCTCTATCTTCACCTGATACGGCTTGACCGCGAGCTCGATCTGCTCGCGAACGTACTTGCCGAGCTCCCTCAGGAACTCAGTCTGCTCATGCAGCGGCACAGTCATTGAAGCCTTTCTGATAAGCTGCACTGCGCTCCTCCACTGACAATTGAGGTCGCTGATCAGTTATCATCTTTGGTTCTGGCGGAGGCGTGGGCTGCCCTGAGTCTCCCGCGTCCTGAGCAGGCTTCTTCGGCGTCTTGGGCGTTGTCTCTGCCTTGGCGAATGGATCTTCCTTGGCGTCCCTCTTGGCGAGAGCCGCGATGTCGTAGTTCTGCTGCTGGCTCAGCACTGCGTCGCCGCCCTTCACCTCGTCGTAACCGAGCTCCTCGCGAGCCTCGTTCGTGGTAAGGACGCCCCGGACGGACTCGATGTACGTCTTCACCTTGGTAGGCGTGTCCATCTTCAGCAGGTCCTTGACGTTCAGGTTCGTCTGGTAGTTTATCTCCGCCTTCTCCAGCCCGAGACCCTGATCGAGACACGACTCCACGGCCTCGATTAACTTGTGCAGACAGCCCGAGTAGTAGTTCTGGTCCAGAGCCTCGATGTTGTTGTAGTTCGGCATCTGGCCGATGAAGATCTTGTGAGGCGGAACGCCGAACGCGGTGCACACGATCTCTGCGGTCAGCTTCAGCTGACTGACCAACTGCGAGTCCTGCGCGCTGATCATGATCGGCGCGTACTTCAGGCCGTCGCCGAGAACGGCGACCTTGCCTATCTTCGTGCCGGTGTAGTTCGCCTCCCACTGATCCTTGAGGCGCTTTGCTGTGGTCTCGTCGATCGTCAAGTCGCTGGTGAGAATGCCGCTAGGCTTGGCACCGTTCGCGAAGAACGTGCTGGAGCTGCGCTGGATGTTCATGCCCTGCATGGCAGCCAGCACGCACGCAGTTATCGGCGCGACGCCGCAGAGCCTGTGTCCGCCGAGAGGCGGGAATCTGTCGTGAATGATGAACCGCGCCGGAATCATCAGGTCCGTGTCCGG